ATAGATGTTGGTAGCGCTAACAGATAGAAAGCATCTCTACTGTAATATACACCTTTAATTGCAGCAGTGTTGCTCTCTGATGCAACATTAGCAATCAAGTCATCTCGTACATTCTTAGACAAGTCTCTAAACGGTAGTGATTTCTCTTGAATGATTCGTGTCAAACTACGGACACCAGTGTCAGACAAGAAGATAATATCAGTACCTGTAGATACTACAGAATCCCTAGCGATACAACCAACATTAGGAATATAATCAGCAAGAGTCAACTGAGTTACATCGATAGGATTACCATAGATGGCGATGTTATTCCTACCAAAGATAATCAAGAATCCGTTATGTGCGGCTAGTGCTACAATCTTATCGTTGTTAGGGAAGACAGCGTTAAGCGACAACGACCCACTGTCACCGCCTTGGAAATCAGAACCATCAAGCAACCTACTAAAGTATACAGTCTGTCTATCGTTAGCCATATCAGCCAACCATATACGACCATACGCTGCTAATGCACAGTTAGGTATAAAGTCAGTGGTGGTGTATCCTGATGGTAATGTTCCAATATCGCCTAAGCGTTGAAAACCAAAAGTACCACTGTCGTGTGAGTGTGGATCAGAACCACCAGAGACAGGTAACTCATGATAAACCAGCACCGGATGGCCTGCCTGTGCTAAGTAAACATGAGGCTCTGCTGCTGCTCCATCACCATAAGGCAACGAAGCCCCTTGCCAGTGATTAGCAGTGATAGTTACTGATACGTTAGCGTTGTTAGCAGCGTTACGAATGGTAGCAGTGGTCATTGTTGTAGTACCGGTAAACAACTTATTGTTACCAGCACTAAGAAGAATGTTACCACCAGTCTTAACCATCTCAAACAAGAATTGTACAGGGTTAGCACTACCGAGATCAGTGTTGACTGTGGTGTTTACAGGAGTCCAACCACGCCTAGAACCGATACGACCATACTGATCGATAACACAGTTGTTAGCAGTTAAAGCAAACCCTGAAGATAGTTGAACACTGCTGTCTTGAGTGTTTAACCCAAGAAACCCTGGAGCAGCTATACTACCTGTCTGTAACGGTTTCATTAGTAACCAACCCAAGTGATTTCATCAGGATAACGATTTGCTTCGTTAGCGATATGATCCGACAGCGACTGAAGATACAACTGATATGCTTCAGTGCTGTTGATACCAGAGTCCTCACCACGCTCTAACAATGCCTTGGAATAGGCTAAAAACTCTACAGGTTCTGCTGGCACAATAATTTGATCTGTGCTAGCAGACAAAGGTGCTGTAGGCTTAATGACGTTAAAGAAGATGTTATAAACACCATCAGGAATAGGAAACAAATCTACTTGTGTATCACCATTGGAATCAACACCGTTAAAGTTATAAGCCTCTGGTGCGCCTTTGAGTGCTGGTGTTATATTCAAGAAGTAATCGTTCATAATAGAAGTGGCTTCGTTACGAACAAACCAATTCTTTTCTTGGTTGATTACATCAAGTACACGGAAGCGTTGACCAACACCAGTAAGTACATAGTTAAAGACATCGTTAGCAGTGGTAACTGTTAGCGTCTCTGATAGAGCGTTCCAGTTATAAGCATCCTCTACTTGACGCTTTGCATCGTTGACAAACCTACCAATCAACTTAGAGTAGGAAGTGTCAGTAACAGCAGTAACTTCGTTCTCACGAAGCCTAATCAATACATTATTAACTGTTTCAAGATAAGTTTGGTTAGCCATTTAGCAATCCCATTTCTTTAGTGCCAGTGCCTTCCTTGTAGGTCTGCCTTTCTCGTCCTTCATTGGACCAGACACACCTGACATCCTTGCACAGAATGATTTCCTTCGTTTAGCAGCAGTGGGTGACTTTGCTGCTTCCTTGGCTGATACTGGTGGTTTAAGATTAGCACCTTCAGTACGCTTGAAGTAATCTCGACCCTTCTGGTTTAAACCACCTTCTTTGTTCTGATATACCTTCTTAACCATTATGTTTGATCCTTTTTACTGATAGGAAGACAAACACCTTCAATCATGTCTACATCTATTTCTGATTCAATGTTGTGTATAGCCTTCATAGCAACGGCTTGACACTCTCGTTCACTGTAGAAGTTTTCATCAGACTTCCAGAAGGCGCATTGACCATCAACACAGAAAACAACCACAGCGATAAAGAATTTCATTTTTTAACTTTCCTGCTCATCTCACTACGAACAATCGCTCTAATCTTCTTTTCCATCTCTGCTTCTTTAATCTTTTTCTTTTTATCTTCGATGGCTTCTTCTTGCTTATCTAACTTTGCATAAGTTTTGTTCTTAATCATTTTTTCTTCTTAGCCTTTCTTGCCGTTGATAAGGCAATGGCAATTGCTTGCTTCTGGGGCTTCCCTGACTTCATTTCCTTACGGATGTTCTCAGAGATAGTCTTCTTAGAGTATCCTTGTTTCAGTGGCATTACTTCTTCCTTTTCTTTGCTGTCTTAGCAGCGTCCTTGAAGTCTTGGGCCGATGGTGCGCCTTTACTACCTACTTTACGCATACGCTCACCAGAACCATCAGCAATGCGCTTACGCTTAGCTTGGATGTTAGCATATAGTCCTGGTTTAGTAGCCACGCTTTACCTTCTTCTCTTTCATACCACCAGACTTCTTCATGCACTTACCAGCTTTCTTACACTTTGCTGGAGTAGGACAACCAGGACAAGGTTTAAACATAGTAACTCCTTTAGGTATTAAACTGAACTGCTAACTTAGGATCTAACTCTACGGATATAATAAAACTAAAGGTAGTAAGGTTATCTTGTTGCTCTACTCTAATTTCATCACCTTCTTCTAGTACAACATACTTACCATCACCACCCCACTCTAACCCTGTACCAGCATTAAATGAAGCATTAACTATGCCGTACTCTTCGTTGGTAGATTTATCATACCAGTACACTGTTGCTGTTTTGTTGTTAGCACCGGTGTTGGCAACATACAACAATGTCCATAATGCTGTTTGGTGCGTAGGAACAGTATAGATAGTTTCCTTAGCCGCAGTGGTTTTAGTCTTACCTTTACTAATCTTTCTTGACATTGTTCTTTCCTAACCAGCCTTGAACTGTTTGAGTTTCGTAGATTCTAAAACAAGTCCACACAATAGTAAGTAATGCAGCAATTGCTGGTAAAACTTCTGCCAATGTTCCTACCACAGTTACTATTGATACAGCATCACCAGCAGCTTTAGTAGTTTCATGTTCAATTGCCATTGTACTCGATCCTATTTAATTTGTCAAGAATTATTTAAGGTTTAACAGGCCATTGAACATCCCAAGGAAACTCTGGTTGATCTGTAATGTCTCGTAATGATTGGCGATATGATGCCCACACTGTTCGATCTACAGGAGCATCAAGAACCTGAGTCCAATCAGATTCTGATAGTAACTCAGTGCGTTTTCTACGAACATCAGAAGACTTATTTGCAGTATCAACATCAATCTGTTCTTGAGTTTTATTAACAACAGTTTTAGTAATAGTCCAAACACCATCAACCAATGTTGGAAGATTAGATGTTTCTAGTCGCTGAGTTCTTGGATCATAACTTGGTTGCGTTTGTATTGATACTTTAACCATACCATAATCTGCAAGTGTCTGCTCTGGAATAACAACAGGGAAAGACACTTGTGGATTATCACGGCGTAGGTTATCAGGTGCATATGGGTATTTTGCGGCAATGCCGTCAATTATTAGAGCGTACATAATGCACCTTATGAAATAGAGTAAGAAAAGACTTGAGAAGTGCCATCGTTTTCAGCCACAAAAAACTTAACACCATCGTCTCTAAAATAAACAGAGCGTGGCGATGTGGTTTGTGAAGACACAGAAAAAACCTTTTGGTAGGAAGTTGTGCTGATGTTCCAAGCAGTAGATAAAGAGTATTGGTTAATATCGTCTCCTCCAATTCCGGTGACATACATCTTTGTCCCATCCGTAGAAAAGAACAAGCCCATTGCCTGTGTCTCTTGCGAAGACACAGAAAACAACTGCACGAAAGAAAGCGTTGATATGTCCCAAGCGGTAGATAGATTGTATTCGTTCACCTCATCACCAGATTGACCGGTGATATACATTTTCAACCCATCATCTCTAAAGAATAAATCTTCTGGTGTTGATTCTTGGGAATTTACAGAAAAGTTTCTGACAAAGGAGAGGGTGGATATATCCCAAGCAGTAGACAAAGAGTATTCATACACCCTGTCGTTGGTGCTATCTATGGTGTACATCTTTGTGCCATCTGGTTTAAAAAACAAACCACGATGTTCGCCACTTTGCGTGGAAACAGATTTTACTTGCACATAAGAAGCTGTGCTGATGTCCCATGCTGTTGATAATGAATACTCAACTATCTGATCATTATCATTACCAACAACAAACATCTTAGTTCCATCAGGTTTAAAATGTAACCCCTGGACTGATGGTTCGTATGTGTTTACAGAAAAAGATACATTGTCATAAGAGGCAAAAGCTAAGTCCCAAGCATTACTAGTCCCTCCTCCCCTACCAGCCAACTTTAAAACATTCATGGCTTGCCTACCTCAGTCGCGTAGATGGTTGTGCCTACTTCCCACAACAGTATCCAAGTGTAACCAGTAGTAGCTAATGTTGGTGCTGATGCTGTACCACCAGCCTTGACCCATGTTGGATTCACAGTAGTCCAAGTGATTGTGTATGCGGACCCGTCATCAATACCAAGCAACACTACCTGACCTGCTTCAAAGTTGGTGGCAGCAGGGGTACGATTAGCACCTAGAGTTACAATCTGAATTGAACCATTAGCTGGATCAATCTCAAAAGCAGCGCCATCAGTAATTGTATGGACTGTATCTTTTAACTCTTTGAAGGTCTGCTGCGCGGTGAATGTAGTAGCAGTGCCAGGAGCAACAAAGTCAGTACCAGCGGTAGCAGCACTGAAAGCAGAAGTACCGTTACCCTTAATAATACCGGTAAGTGTTGTTGCACCAGAGCCACCGTTAGCAACAGGAAGCGTACCTGTCACTTGTGTGGTAAGATTAACGCCAGACAGCGTACCACCAAGTGTTAAACTTCCAGAACTAGTTACTGTTCCTGTAAGAGTAATTCCATTAACTGTACCAGTACCACCTACAGAAGTTACTGTACCGTTACCTGTACCAGCACCAATAGCAGTACGGAAGTCAGAATCAGATAAAGAAGAAACAGAATTATCTGCGTTAAACCTTGGGAACCTAATTGCCCCTGGGTTTGTTAAGGTAAATAAGTTAGAGCCTACTGTAGTAGCACCAAGAGTAGTACGCTGTGTAGCAGCATCAGCATCATCAAGGATAGCCCTACCAGCAGCAGTTAAAGTAGTTACAGCGTATGTATCAGATGCCGTTGTGTAAATCATTCTATCAGCAGCGGTAGTTAAACCTGCGATAGACTGTAACCCTGCATCATACGCCTGAACATTAGTACCGATTACAAGTCCCAATGTAGTTCTTTGCGTTGCAGCGTCTGCGTCATCTAACAATGCTCGTCCAGCAGCGGTGAGATCTGCCACAGCATAGGTATCAAGCGCCGTAGTGTAAATCATCTTATTTGCTGCTGTGGTTAATCCTGCAATAGACTGTAAACCAGCATCGTAAGCCTGTACCGTTACTCCAATAGCAGCAGGAGCAAGATAATCAGTACCAGCAACAGCAACAGAGATTGTACCAGATCCGTTTGCTTTAACAATACCGTTAATAGCACCAACTATAGGGTCAGTTTCAGTAAGTGTAACAGTAGCCCAAGACAAAGTACTACCATTAGTAGTTAGATATTTACCTGAGTTTCCTGTTTGTGTTGGGAAAGCACTAACAAAAGTGTAAGAGTCGTCCCAATTACTTTGCTTGGTAGTGGTTGGGATAGCATAACCAGAAGCATAAGTAACTGCTAAAGTGCCTGAAGAAGTAATAGGGCTACCAGATACACTCAGCCCTGTTGGTACTGACATAGCAACACTGGTTACAGTACCAGAACTACTTAAAGCAGTCCATGCGGTTCCGTTCCAAACATACATAGTATTGTTGGAACTATTCCAATATAAAGCACCAGTTAGTAGCGCATTACCGTCATTATCTAATGTAGGAGCAGAAGACTTAGAACCTAAATAACGATCATCAAAAGAATCATAAGATGCTGCTGCATTAGTAGCAGAGGTAGACGCAGAAGATGCCGAGGAAGCGGCATTAGAGGCTGATGTAGAGGCTGCTGAAGCAGAGTTACTAGCATTGGTAGCAGAAGTCGCTGCTGATGATGCTGACGACGAAGCAGCAGAGGCTGAAGATGCAGCGTTGGTTTCTGATGTTGCTGCTGCTGATGCTGAAGTGCTAGCATTAACAGCACTGGTAGCAGCATTACTCGCTGCTGTGGCCGCAGTAGAAGCAGAATTAGAAGCGTTAGTGGCAGACACACTAGCAGCAGATGCTGAGTTACCAGCATTAGTCTCTGCTGTTTGTGCTTGTGTTACTAACGCAGATATTAATGCTGCTTCGCTAGCAGCATCAGCTACAGCGTCTCCAGGACCGCCAGGACCGCGATAGATAGCCATTAAATCTCCTTGTTTTCTTAAATGTTCTCAACGAAAACACTTAAGAAAAGCCCCCGAAGGGGCAACCTTACACCAACTTAGCTACAACAACACTATATACAGCAGTAGCAGTCGCAGTAATGGAAGATCCACTATTGTTTACAGCGGTGATAGCAACAGTGTTAGCAGCATCAACAGTACCAGATAACGTCAAGCCATCAGCAGCAGAAGAAGCAACACCGAGAACTATGTCACCAGCAGTAACACCAGGAATAGCAATGGTATCTTGAGCATCAGCGCCATCAGCGATAGTACCAAAGTTTTTTACACCAGTGGCTACAGTGATATTAGAGAACACGCCAGGAAATTGCTGGCGAGCATTAGACTTAATTGATACAGAAGTAAGTGCCATGATAGATTCCTTTTAAGTTAAAATAGGGATGACCCTAATGAGCCATCCCTGTTATCAATCTTTATTAACTTGGAACCGCAATAGCAACTGCACTCTTATCACGCAGTTCACCAACACCGTACAGCGTATCAGCGGTGAGAAGCGTTGCAAGGTACTCTTGCTTGTATTGAGTCTGAACACGAACACCAAGTTGCTCAACCAACACAGCAAACTCAGGATGTGCCATCACAGCAATACGAGCGCCACCAGTAGCAGTAGCACAGTTGGTAGAGACATATACCTTAACACCGTATACATCACCAATCTGACCATTGCGGATGGAGTCGCCAGAGCCAACAAAGGCTTGCTCAGTAAAGCGGCTAAGACCAAGCAGAGTGTTACGAGCAACAGGAGGAATGATCATGAAACGACCATCCATCGGTACATCCTGGTCATCAAGCGTCTGAATCACTTTACGAATACCAGCATCCGTAAGTGCAGAAGCGTTGTTAGCACCAGAGGTGTACGCAGTCGTACCATCACCACCGATAACAGCAGCGTTGTACGCAGCCGTACCGTTACCACCCTGAGCCTTAGCAGCCTGGGCAAGCACATCGGTATCAATGCGGGTCGACAGAGCATAACCAGCATCGTCCGTGTAGAAGCGACGCAGCGAAGACTGTGCCTGAACTTCCGTGATGTCCTCAATCAGACGGCTATACTCATAATGCTGGTCAATCGACACAGACAGCGAAGTGCCAGATTCAGCAATCAGAGTCACCTGTGCTTGAGCAGTCTTGCTTTTAGCAGTGGCGTTGCCACGAACAGGAGCAGGGAAGTAGACTTTATCGCCTTTCTTACCCTTGAAGTTCATCTTCTTGATGAGGTTAGCGGCAACAAGATTCTTCTTGTAAGCAGCAATGATTTCATCAGACCATACCTCTGGCACAAAGCCAGCGGTTTTAGCCTGTCCAACTAGAACGTGATCGGTTCCCATACCCATGATAATATCCTTTATGTAAAGTTAAATTTTAGTTACGCTTCAGAAAATTCTCTTCCTCGCCCGTTTAATTTTCTAATATCGTTAATTATTTGAAGTTGTTGTTCTGTATATGGCCCACGTAAATCTAATCCTCTAGACTCAATCCACTCAAGCACTTTTTGCGCTTGTTTTTGTTTTGCAACTAGTAGATCTTGTAACAAAAGAATAAATTTTAAAACTCTCGGACGACCGTCTACAGAAACATCCCATTGATACTTTCTGTTACCTTCTTTGTGCTTCCCATAACACTGATAACTAATATCTAACTTATCAAGAATCTCACAGTATTTATCTATAAGTTTTTTTGAAGTGTTAGACATTTTTACTTGAGGCACAAAAGATTTAGCTCTTTTTACAATGGTAATGCTTCCTTCACCATCAACAATACCAGCTAACCAACCAAGCTCAAATTGAGAACAATTCATCAACGGACCCTCCCGTCTCGATAGGCGCTCATAATTTCAGGTTGAAGAGCATCATAACGATCAGGGTCGGTCTGCATCAGTTTGATAATATCCGCACGACGATAAATCTTCTTAGAAGGTGCTTCGTCACTTCCTTTTGCCGTAGTAGCAGTAGCGCTCTTAAGAACTCGTTCACGGTCTTGCTTTTCAGCCTTGACTGTAGCATCAGCAACTTGCTTGCGCTCTTTCCAAACACTGAGTAACTCATCAGCGGCATCAAAGTCATAGTTATTCGCTGCTGCAAACAACTGTACTCGTACCTTAGACGACTTTACCCACTCTTGGAAAGATGTGTCACCAGCAATATCCATAAAGTCTGGATGCTTTTGCTTCAACATCGATACCGTTTCTGCGATTCGCATCTGAAGGGCAGCTTGTTCAGCTTGCTTGATCTTCGGATGGTTCTCAATTGCTTTTGATACTGCTTTTTCGGGATCAGCAAAGAAGTCAACTTCTTCGACAGGTTCCTGCGGTTGCTGTTTACTTAATGCTTGGGCCTTGATAAAGTCATCAACAATCTTGCGTAGTTCACCAACTTCAGAGCCTTGACGACCGATTAGCTTCTCAGCTTCTTGATGCATCCTGGCAATTTCTTTGAGGCTTTTACCCTTATACTTCTCAGGAACCTCATCTTCTTCTGGTGCTTCAGTGTTATTCTCAGGTACAATCTCTTGCGCCTGCTCTAACTCCTGAACTACTTCATCTGATTGCAATGCTTCTTCTTGACCTTCATCAATAAATTCAGCCATATTAATTCCTCTGAGCGTTTAGCTTTATAGAAAGAATACTATTACTACTTACGGAGATTCCTTTATCCGTTTACTTCTGACCTTCCGGTCTTTCTTTCCCACTTGATGTGAGATTCCCTGCGTTGTTCCCACTTAGCAGCGGCACCAGGGAAGTGTCCAGTAATACCTTCTAGTGATATTACCGGCGTACTAATGATTCTGGAAGCATCATTACCGCAATGAGGGCAAGTAATAACTCTTTCAGACTCATCAATATACTTTTCTGAGGTG